CCTATAATAGTTTCTGGCGATATATTATATTGCATAATCAAATGTGGATACAGACTGTTCAAATCATAACTCACAACCCAATCGTGAAAACCTACAATAGGATCTTTTACATATGCACCTTCATAACCACGAGCACCTTCGTGGTCTATCTTTTGTGGAACAACAATACCTTTATCTTTTAAGAAATTAAATATGATTGCATCCCACATGGTCACTTGTTGGAATACTTCTTGAAAGTTTACCTTTGCCTCATAGGCCATAGTCAAATGCAATTCAATCAGTTTCATTTTATCTTCCAACTGATCAACTAGTTCTACATCTTGAATATTATAATCTACGAATGACTGGTAGTCCTTGGTGTACCATTCTTTGAAACTATCATAAGGATTCTCATCTTTGAAATCACCGAGTTCTACACCAGCAACAAAGTTAAGTCTATATGATTCTAGTTTTGTATAAGTGTATTTCTTATACAAGTCTAGATAATCTAAGGTTGATACACCAAGAATATCGTAATGTTCTATCTCGCCGCCGAATTGTTTACTTTGTTTCTTACCTTCAACAACACCCCACGGACTTAGTTTTAATGATTCACTTTCGCCTAGTAAATAATTAATACGATTAATTAGATACGGCATATCAAAGAACTTACAGTTCCAACCGGTGACGATATCAGGATCATAGTCTGACCAGAATTTAATAAATGCTTCTAGTAAAGACTGTTCAGTAGGAAATTGATGATAGGTTACTTTATCATTATCATTTTTATATTCACCTATACCGAATACAATTATTTCTTTTGTTGAATGAGATTTTACGGTGACACATAATAGAGGCTCGATTGCAGTTTTAGGATCAGGAAAACCATTTGCACATTCTGTTTCAATGTCAATAGTAATAGTATTTAATTTAGAAAGATCCCACTCTATATTACCTTTGAATTCATCTGATATGAAGGCGTGTTGATGTCTAGTATTACCGAAGTATTCAAACCCGGTGACGCCATCATATTGTTTTAACCACTCTCTCGCTTCATATGTAGAATCGAATTTGATTCTCTCACATGGTCGACCATCTAGAGTTTTATACTTTGTTTCTTTTTTAACTGGTACGAAAAGGGAGGGTTTATAACTAATTCTTTTTTGAATTCTTTTACCGTTAACAATGGCACGAACCAATAGACGACCACGGTGTGGTATGACGGATGTGTAGAACTTCATATAACTATTATAACAGGTTTACAATTGGAAGTCAAGTATTATTTCTATTTTCTTTTATATCTAACCATTTTGGTATGTTTAATTTACTATGATTAATACAACTTCTCCATAAAATTCTTTTCTTTGGTTCTAATGTTTTAGAATTATCTCTTGCATGGGCTGTGAGCCCTTGATCAAACAAAATTATATCACCATCTTCCCATTCGTGATTATATCTGTATGTATCAACTTCAAATGCCTTAGATAATATTTCTCTAGATAAAGGTATATCACCGGTAAGTCCACTAACTGCCATTTTAGCATTAAATGTATAATCACCATATTTAGCAGTAGTTGGAGTTTTCAGAACTAAAGGAGTGTCGTCTGCTTCACCTAAATACACTAATGCTTTTTGCTCTAATGCATTTAATAACATATCATTATTCGTATATTTAGCATAACTATAATCACTACCTGTTCCTAATGATCGTATCTTCACAGCTATAGAATCATTATCGGAGTGTTGCAATACTTTACCCATAGGTCCTTTTGTTTGCAACATTTTATTTTTTAATGTTTCATCAAAATCAGAATAGGCATGATTACAATTAAGTATGGGGGTTATACTACCAGCTGTATGTTCTTTACCATATAATACTACACTAGAACCATATTGTAAAAAGAATTGACTGTTTAAATTTGTGTGCCATATTATATCATTATATCCAAACAGTCCTTGAGGAAGTCCTCCTTGTTTTTTTCTATCACTAACTTCACATACCCAATAGTACTCTTCGTCAAACCAACCCATCGGATATAAAAGCTTATCACCGAATAATGATTCTTCTATATCAGGTTTTTTTCCTACACCGAAAGTTATTTCATCTTTCTGTTCCATAGGAACAAATTTAGTTTTATGTAAGACATCATAAAAGTCTCTAAGACCTTTTTCAATTTCTTCTCTAGACATATTCTGTTCTAGAGGATCACCATACTTCCATTTATTATGTTTGATGGTGTGTTTAACTATGAGTCTGTCTTGTATATCACCTATTGTAGATAACAGGTGTGAATATAGTTTGAGGTCTATATCTTTTTGTCTTTTTAAAACTATGCACCCGTGGTGTAGTAAAAGATGACCTAAATCTTTTATTTGATTTTCAGTTAAGTCTTTTACTTGAACATCAACAAAGGCTGCGTTGCCGTTTGCTAATTCTTCTATCACTATTCAGTAATTAAACCTTTAGGTGTTTGTATCAAACCACTACCAAAATTTTTGTTATAATGATTCAATAGATCAAGACCAGGCTCTTCTATTAAAAGAACATCATCTTTTCTTATATTAATCTCTCTTGAATCTGTAAATGGGAACCAAGGGGCAAATTGTAGAGTGCCTTGGCCACTCTCTCCTGCACCAACAAAACCTAATGCCATAGGTTTCTCCATAGTATATTTGTCTTTCAACTCACTTACTTTAGCAATTATAAAATCGCCCACTTTTAATCGTAGGACTTTCACTTCACTTGTATTAGCCATTATTCTTCCTTTTGTTTGTCAGCAACAAATGGTGTAGTCAATAAGTATTTTCTAGCAGGGTTAACCATAACATTTAATCGCTTCATAAATTCCCTATCTAATAAGATAGGTGTTCGTTCTGCTCTATCATCAATCGTAAAGAGAACTTTCTCATAGATGGTGCCTGCAAATTCAACATCTAATTCTATTAGTGGTCGGTCTTCATCATAGTTTCTAAGACCACCCACTTTAATATTGTCCATTTTAATAATGTCAGTCGTATATTTTTTACCTAGTAAAGTCCAACTGACTTTCTTACCTTGAATATTTATCTTGTCTCCATGTATAACATTTCGACCACTATTACCTGTATCAAATTTAGCAACTAAATCTACACCAGCAATCTTAATCATCTCTTTAAACCCACATTCATTAGCGACATGAACCCAATTATTTCTATCTTCAAAAAATTCTATAATCTCTTTTGATATATTTCTTTTCGTTGCCTTTTCAACTCCTTCAGTACCAGCAGAAGAGTTTACTTCGATAAAAAATGGTTCATCTTTCTCTCTATTCTTAGAAGGTATAAAGTCAACACCAGTCCATACTCCGCCAACTGCCTTAGCAGCTTCAAGACATTTTTCTATTTCTAAATTTGTTAAAGGTAAATCACTAGCGTCAGCACCTTGAGATATATTACTTCTAAAGTCTCCTTCTAGTACATCTCGTCTCATGGCCGCAATCACTTTACCACCAAGAACATGGACTCTAGCGTCATACTCTGTTTTTATAAATTCTTGTAGAAGTAAATCAGAATCTTCGTCTTGTTTGTTTAATACTTGTACTAAACTTACTAGAGATTTTTCACTCTCTACGAATAGAACACCAACACCTTTTGAACCTCTAAGTGTTTTAAGTATGATAGGAAAATCTGTATCTAATTGCTCGAATGCTTCTTTAACATTATCAGGATCACTTATTAAAACAGTTTTAGGCTGTCTTAGACCTACATCCGCAAGTCTTAATGATGTTCTATACTTATCAGCACAGGTATTGATTGTTGATCTAGAATTGACACATACGATACCTGCTCTTTCTAATTGTGATACTAGGTCTAACCAAGAGTCTTTTCTTGTAATAGAACCACGAATGACAGCAACTGTATCTTTATGTGATATTTCAAATCCTTTTTTATCGTCTTTATTATGTACTCTACGAATACCATCCTCTAGTGTTATATATCCACCAGATAATTTGTATAGATAATTCTTGTAGCCTTTCTTATCTGCTTCTTCTCTTAGTCTATCAGCAGTATGAAATTCTTTTGCCTCTTCAGGCTCATCGGTAATGATAAGTAATCTAAATGCTTTATTTTTACCTTTAGTTTCTTCAGCTAAGTAATCATTAAACTTAATTGGTTTCATCTACCTTTTTACCTATGTTATACTTAGTCTCTAATGTCCAGTTATTTTTATCTTTAAATGCAATAACTTTTATTTGAGATAATGGTGCTTTATCGTTAGCAGCATTAGAATTAATCATACTAATTAATCCCCAATCAGCAAGTAGCTGTGTAATTGTATTTCTTCTTTGTATATCGTTGTCGGATAAATTACTAGGTTTGCCATCTAGGGCAAACAGTTCTTTAAAATGTACTATGAAATATCTACCTTGTTTGTGTAGTATATGGCACGATTGAAATAGTTTTTTATCTTTTCTTGACGCAACACCAATTCTTGTTAGTGTTTCTCGAACCTTCAAAAAATCGTCAGGTTCTTTTAAAGAGACCTCGAGCATACTCTCTGGACTCCATTGTATATCTTCACTCATTTTGTTCCACCTTTAAATAATTTTTCTTTAATAATCTTAATTTGTTCCTTAGAGAGTATTTTTAGAGCGTCTTTTGCTTTATCATTACTAAACCCATAAAACTCTTTTACCAAATCAATGTCTTTCAATTTAGACGCTCTTATGAACGGACTAAATCGTTTCTTTTTTCTAACACTATTTATATAAAATTGAAACTGAATATCTTTGTCAAGGTGGTGACTCCGATTCATT